CAGACCTCGACAGCACAGCAGTGTATGCACAAACACAGCAGAACCGATGGATGTACGAGCAGCTAACTGGGAACCTGAAAGCAATAGCACACTGTCCTAGTCAGCTTGTGACGAAGCACACGGTTAAGGGAAAGTGCCAGATGTTCGACTTGTACCTCAAGTTGCATGATGAAGCACGAGAATACTTCCAACCGATGTTAGGGCAGTACCAGAAGAGTAGGCTAAACCGAGAGGCCTATGCAAAGGATCTTCTTAAGTACGCAACGCCAATTGAGGCAGGGAATATTGACTGCGATCTGTTCGAAAAGACAGTCGGAGTAGTCATATCAGACTTGCGAGGTTATGGTTTCGAGACGTGTAATTACGTCACTGACGAGACCGACATATTCGAAGCCCTGAATATGAAATCTGCAGTCGGAGCGTTGTATAAAGGCAAGAAGAAAGATTACTTCGCTGAGTTCACACCTGAAATGAAGGAAGAAATACTGAAACAAAGTTGTGAACGACTCTTCTTGGGAAAGATGGGAGTCTGGAATGGCTCACTGAAGGCAGAATTGCGACCACTTGAAAAAGTGGAAGCTAACAAAACACGGACATTCACAGCCGCACCACTAGACACGTTGTTAGGTGGGAAAGTCTGCGTGGATGATTTCAATAACCAGTTCTACGATCACAACCTCAGAGCTCCTTGGAGCGTCGGAATGACAAAGTTTTATTGTGGTTGGGATCGCTTGTTGGAATCATTACCAGATGGTTGGGTATATTGTGATGCCGATGGATCACAGTTCGATAGTTCACTATCGCCGTACTTGATCAACGCAGTACTCAACATCCGCTTGGAATTCATGGAAGAGTGGGATATAGGAGAAGTGATGCTGAGAAATCTGTATACCGAAATTGTGTACACTCCTATCTCAACGCCAGATGGCACACTCGTGAAGAAGTTCAAAGGGAACAACAGCGGACAACCATCGACAGTTGTGGACAACACGCTCATGGTCATACTAGCAGTTAACTACTCACTCAAAAAGAGTGGAATCCCAAGTGAATTGCGCGATAGCCTTATTAGGTTTTTCGTCAATGGAGACGATTTGCTGCTAAGCGTACACCCAAAGTACGAGTATGTCCTTGACACTATGGCGGAGAATTTCCGTGAGCTGGGCTTGAAATACACCTTCG